AAATGCTGTACTAACACAAGCTCAGGTAGATGCTAATATGACTTATCTGAGTAATCTTTTGTCTACCAGCTATGGTATCACACCATTCTGATTAACTACTAACGGAGGTTTCCACATGTCAAAGAAAGTTAAGATGGCACTTGGTATTACAGCGGCTATATTTTTAGCCGCTGAGCCATTGATGATGTTGTGGCAACCTCTTCTCCCACAAGGATCATATGCAGGGATTGCAACATTCGTAGCTGTAGTGCGAGCTGGACTCGTTTATTACACCACGACGGAAGATGGAGAAGAAGATGCTAGCAACAATTAAGAATTACCTCATGTTGGCAGCGCTGCTACTTGTGATCGCTGGTGTTCTGTATATTCAAAGCCTTCGCATTGAAGTTACAACACTGCGATTGGATGTAGCAACGTATGAACAGGCAGCAGAGACAAACAGGAAGGCTATGGATTTGGCCGACAAGAGCTGTTCTCTCACGAAGGACGCTATCCGCCAACACTACGAAGCAGAGGTACGGTTCCTGACCTCCCAGAAGGCCACAGGAGACGCGATCAATGCCCTACCCACCCTGACCCTCAAGGAGAGCGATAATGAAGCTCCTACGAAGCCTCAAGGCTTTGCTGATGATGATCGTCTTAGCCCTAGCACTATGCAGTTGCTCGACAGAGCGTACTGTGATGGTGACAAAGACGGTTGTACTGGTTCCACCAAGTGAGTTCTTTCTCCCTTGTACCCCTGAACGTGTAAAGGAAAACACTGTTCGTGCGTTGGCTCACGGTTACGTGGTCAACACTTACCAAGTATGGACGTGTAATAACCGAATCCAAAACCATAAGAAATGGTTTGAACAGCAACAGGAGATTTATAATGGCAACAACAAATGATATGGTGAAGGGTGTTCTCAGTTATGTTGCTGGAGCCCTGTTGATGGTTTGTGTGGGTGTTGTTGGATATCAACAATCCCAAATTGGAAAGCTCGACGACAGACTTTACACACTCCAAGCCACGACAGTAACTGAAGACAAACTCAATAGTGCAATCAATAGACTATCTTCTGAGTTTGACACAAAGATCACTGCCATCAAGAACGTTCAAGAAGTTACAAACTCTTACTTGATGCGTATTGTTGATAAACTAGAGAAGACTGATAGAAAATAAGGGGAACTATTATGACAAGGACTCAAGATTGGCCTATGGTGGCTGCCATCGGCGCTCTTCTGACTGCACTCCTTGTCTGCATTCTGCTACTGGCTTTCCCTGCCTATAATAATAAAACAGGCCAACTAGAAATAGAAGTTGCAAAACAAGAATATACGCGACAGAATGCCGCGATGGATCGCAAATACGAAGCTAAGATCAACAGTTTGCAGGAGCAACTGAACACACAGCAGTTCGTAGCCAACAAGCGTTATGACTTGCTGGATGATGACATGAAAAGGATGAAACGTGAAATTGATGATCTTCGAGAAAGACTGCTGAGAGCCCCACGCCGATAGGTGATGGGGCTTCTTTGTATCTGAAATATTTATTTTACACAAGGGCTTGACAAATCGGATTTTCTGAGTACCCTAAAAGCTTTTAAAGCTCTTGATCTTATAGAGAATTAGTAAATAATTATTAAATAGGTTAGGTATTGACTTTCATAGTATTATACTATAAGGTGTATACACAAATTAGAGAAGGAGGTGTCTAAATGACCAACGCAATGAGAGAACTGTTTGACCAATACCCTCAGTGTCTTGAAGAGCTTCAGTATCAGGTTGCACGCAGTGATCTAGAGTACGCTGATAGCTTCCGTATGTGCTTTGAGGACGATGCCTTTCAGAAGCGGGACTACCACAAAGCAGTATCGTGCTGTGGCACACGTGAGTTCCGTATGAAGGTTGACGGACGTTACGTGCTACTCGGCTGCAACTACGGGCACTGATCATGAAACTAGACCCAAATAAAGCTTGCAAGAATACAGATGAACGGTTACTATGGGCTATCTTACACGACGCAGTGTGTCACCCACTGATGGCTCTCTCGGGCTACAGCGATTGGTCAAGGCGTTTCCACGACTACACATCACGGAGGGCATGGCCACGATGAACAAGCCTCGTATCAGATACTGGAAGCACGGTTTATGGGAATGTTCAGGCATTGGTTTGAATTCGTTTGACAAGAGCCCAGAAGCAGCGTACATTCGCTGGACACAATTCATCACTAGAATGAGGATAGAATAATGAATCGAGATTTAGCACATGCGTTCTTCAAGCTTCGTGTATCAGAGCGTATGGAAGTGATGAAAGAAATTGGGATCACGTTTGCACAGGGTGGCTCAGAAACAAATCAAGATTTCTCTGCAAGGGTGTTGCAAGCTGTCAGCAATGATGGTAAAGTGCGTGAACTAGAGCAAGCAATGCTTAGTTTCCAATAATTCAAAAGGAGGATTTATAAATGGCTTTCAAGAATCAGAAATTCAAAGTAGCTAACGCCACCATCAGCCGTCTTCTGCAAGAAGAACTGTTCAAGCGGGGTTACGCGTGGAGTATCAACGGTCAAAATGTTGCACACGATCATAAACCATACATCTACGCCTACGACGATGGTCGGATTAATTTCGGAGACGATTCGGATCATTATGATGAGCATCTTAATGAAGAAACTCGTATCATCACGGAGAACAAGCTCGTGATTGCTGAGCTGCAACCTATTCGTCCGAAGACTATTATCTTCGGCAAGACCTACTACAAGGATGATGTTGACGCAGCACTGGCCAAACTGGAACGTGCAACTGCTTGAAAATAATGGTTGACAGCAGGTGAAATCCTGCTACAATGACCACATCGAAACAAACAAAGGAGAGAACAAAATGACACAGAAATCTGTACAGACTATTTCTATTACTCGGGCTTTGGCTCAAGTCAAATCGTTGAATGACCGTATCCAACGCGGCTCCAACGCAAACTTCATTACTACCCTCGTTGGTGGTAAGCATGGTACTGGCGTAAGCGAGCAGGAAGCTTCTGGCATCCTGACAGCCAACCTGCAATCGGTACAAGGTCTGATCGCTCAGCGTACAGCTCTGAAATCGGCTATCGTCAAAAGCAACTCTGTTGCCACTGTCGTAATCAACGATGTCACCATGACTGTCGCTGAAGCCATTGAGCGTAAGGGCAGCATTCAACTGGAACAAGTGCTGCTGCAAAACCTGCGACAGCAACTGGCTCAAGCCACTCAGCAAGTTGAACGCACCAACGTTCAAGTGAACCAGCGTCTGGATCAACTGATTCAAACTACTGTCGGCAAAGACCGCAAGGTTGATGAAGCTGAAGTAGCTGCCATCCGTGATCCATTCCTGAAGTCTAACGAAGCCAAGCTTCTGGACTCCAACAAGCTTCAAGGCGTTATTGACAAACTGCAAGCAGATATCGAAGGCTTCCTTCTGGAAGTTGACTACGCTCTGTCTGAAGTCAATGCCACCACCAAGATTGAACTGATCTAATCAGTTCTTTTTGTAGCGATGAGTTGTCTAAATTCAGTGGGCCTTTTCCTCTGTGGCCTAAACAGGGGAGCCAATCGCGGAGATTAAAGACTATTTCAATGTCCTTATAGCTGGTTCGAATCCAGCATAAACTATACAATGAATACGTTCAAAGGTTAGCACTCAACGGTTAAGGCTAAAAGTTCAACAATGAACCTTTTAAACATGCAACGACGAAAGCCGAAAGATCATTAAATCTTGGATACATGGTTTCGTGGTGTTCACTGATCAACCCTGATGACGCCCCAAGCTGTCGTCTACAGAAGCATTTAGCCCGCCATCGTGCGGGCTTTTTGCTGCCTAAAATATGTGAACATGTCGCTTGACACGCACTGGAAACGGTGTAGAATTGCCAAATCAAGACAACAAGGAGGGATGTAATGCGTAGTACAAACGTTGGCAAGCTTCAAGATTTCTTGAACGCCTTGTCTGATAAGGTGCCAGCCGACTTCAATGTACGTGCCTCGCCTATCTTCAATCAGGAGTGGTTAGTGATTATTGAATCTGCCACACAGAAAGATCAATATCATATTGACTTGGAACAGGAGACTTGGGTAAGATATGTCTAAACCAGCGAACCCTGTGAGAAACCCATTAGCTGGTCCCAACCGACGTGTGAACGTGCCTAAGGTAGAACCTGATCGCACGAAGTATCGTCGTCGTCAAAAACATAAAAGGAGAATTGAAGAATGAAAATTGGTGATCGTGTTAAGCTCAAAGCCAATATGTACGACACAATGTCAGATGATGATCAGATGGCTCCCGGTGTTCAAGGGGTCATTCGCAGCATCGTCGGTAGTAATTGTTACATCGTAGACCTTGACCATGAGGTAGATGGTAAGCGCGATTGGGCGTTGTTGGAAAGTGAACTGGAGGTGGTCGAATGAGTGCTGTATTGACTGTAACAATCCGTAAGACTTACCGCGAAGGGATTGCAATGAACACCTTCCAGCTTGGCTTTGACCATATGGATCAGGCCAAGTCCGCACAGAAAGACATCATTGATTTCTACAACGAAGGTGGTTATTCGGTTAGTGCCTTGATTATCACAGAGGTTAAAAGCCATGCTTGATCAATCGCGGTTCCGACTGAAATGTCACACGCTCATGGCTGTCGCTCCTAACATTGGAGCCGCGTTTGACTTCGTAACATCCGAAGGTTTTGATCAATTTTCGATGCACAAGGACATTGCAACAGGAGAAGTACGCATTGGTGTGCCTCTCTCGCAAGAAGATCGTGATCGGTACACTTGGCTGTACCATCGCATGAAAGCTCTGGACAAACCAGAGCCACCAAAGAATGGGCCGAAACCGCCAAAAGGTCCAACGCCACCACAAGGTGGATCACCAGCAGCAGGACAAACTCCTGCCAAGGAAACTGAGGTGTTTGCAGTAGCAGTATGAGGTAAACAATGAATCCGTTACAATTGGCTGAGAAGTATGACATTGACCTTTTTCATGGTGGCAAAATAGCCTGCCCGAAATGTCGTGAGAAAGGTGGAGACAATAGCGGCGACAACATGATGGTCTACGGGACTGACAGCGTTGGGCGACACAAGGGGGCTTTCTGTTGGAGTTGTGAGTTCACAATCCCAAGTGAAGAATGGTTCGAAGAACATGGTGTAGAAGAAGAGAAGGAGTACGATTTCGTGGGCAGTCCGTTTAATCCAGATATTCATGCAAGAATGAAAGAAACTTATACGCATGAAACCTACGGGTTCCGTGGTATCCGAACTGATACAGCCAAATACTTTGGCATCTTGCACGGGATCGATCAGAACACTGGATTGGTAAACGAGCAACTGTATCCGTGTACGATTGACTACAACCTGACAGGTTACAAAGGTCGTAAGGTTCCAAAGGCATTCCCATCCCCAGTTGGTGAGACTGGTAAAGAATGTGAACTGTTTGGTCAATTCCGATTCAAAGAACGACGTGACAAGTATTGCTTGATCGTTGGTGGTGAACTGGATCAACTCTCTGCCAGCCAGATGCTGTATGACTATCAGGAAGGCAAGCGTAAGCCCGGTGAAGAGGCGTTCGAACGTATCCCTGTAGTCAGCTCGACTATTGGTGAAAGCGGTGCCCACAAGCAGGTAGCGGCTCAGTACGCATGGTTTAATCGCTTTGAGCGTGTGATCATCTGCATGGACAACGACAAGGCCGGTATGGAAGCTGCGTTGAAGATTGCCAAGGCTCTGCCGAAGGGTAAAGCTTATGTGATGGATATGGGCCTGAAAGACCCAAACTGCTACATCTGGGACAACGAAGCACAGAAGCCCGTAAGCCGTTCTCGTGAATTCGTGAGTGCATTCTTCAAAGCACAACCTTACACGCCAACAGGCATTGTAGGCTCCGGTACTCTGATGACTGCAATCCGTCAAGCGGCAATCGTTCCTAAGATTCCATTGCCAGACTTTATGCACGAAGTTGAAGTGCTGATGGGTGGTGGTATTCCACTCGGGGTTATTGTAAACTTGGGTAGTGCCAGCGGTACTGGTAAATCGACAATCATTGACGAATGTGTGTATCACTGGATTTTCA